TCATCAACCAACCAATGAAATAGAAACCTGTTTTAACTGTCATTTGTAATCTTTCTTCAACATCCAAAACAACACTTCACCTTGATCTAGCTTACACAAGTCACCGCTGTATTTCTTTACGGGGCGAGTTGTTGGACTAGGATTTGCCAACATGATTTGCACAGTACCTTTACCGGTACTAGGATGTGCTTTGCCAAATGATTTAACTCGGTAGATGTTATTGTGAAACACCACAAAGTCATCTACATTAAGTTCTCGGTCAATCAAGTCTGTTGGATTTGTCATTGGCACTTGACCCCTTTGCCAAACTCGTCCATTACTTGACGAGCTTGACCACGATCACCTACTACAAACTTATAACCATCAATACATCGCATTTCGGTCATACCATTGACGCCCCAACTGATTGTATTACCCTGAGTTGTACCATTAGTCACACCCAGGACCATCAACCCAAGAGTGAGTACAAAGACAACTACAATCATCATTTCAATCAGTGTGAAACCTTTTTGCTTCAACATATTAAGCACCTTTCATACAAGTTGCCTTAGCCAGTTCGCGCCAGTTAGCGGAAATCTTAACCAAGTCAGCGACCTTCAAACACATACGCAAGGACACTTCACGCAGTTTGTTGTGATTGTCCCAAATGAACGACATAATTTCATCAGTTTGTTCCTGAGTGAAATCATAGTCTTTGAACAGACCACCATCAGCATCGCGGTGTACTTGCTTGATGCGGAGCATCTTGTCACGCTCACTGTCAACCGTCAAGTCCAGAAAGTGACAACGAGACTGGAGAGCATCCAAGTGAGGTTGCATCTTAGAAGCCTTCTTGTTGTCAAAAGTCTTGTTAGTAATGAAGATGATAGAACCGTTGAAGTTGAACGAATTCGGGATACCTTCTTCACGTAAGATACGTGAATCTTTGTTCCAAGAGATACGACGGGTCTTACCAGAATCCAATGCACCTTTCAATACGTTAACAGCGTCTTGATCTTCCCAGATATCGCAGTCATCAAAAACGAGAACGTTTTTAGCATCACTGAATTTGTACAGTTTAGCAAACAAGCCGATACCAGACATAGCACCTTTGACAATCTCAAAGCGAGGCTTGCGCTCACTGATAACGTCAAACATAGATGCCTTTTCCATTTGTGTAGTCACACCGTGTGACTTACCGATACCAGCAGGACCAGTCACAATCATAGCACGAATGTCACCTTTGATACATGCCTTAGACATTTCATCAAGCACATTGAATCGAGTAGCAATACGGTCCATTGCCTCTTCGTCAGTTTCCTTAGGAGTCTCGACCTTGACAGTATCACGACCAGAGACAAATTCAATCATAGATTGATTGTCAACATTCACACGAACCTCGTCAGGGCGACCTGGGAAATGACCTTCGTTCTTAACAGTAACGAAACCACCTTTAGAACCTAACTGATAACCTTTGACCAGTTGAAATACTTCACCTTTCACAGGTGCGTTACGATAAGAACCAGAAGTGATGCGAACGATGCTTGTCATGTGTTTCCTTTGTTTGACTGTCTAAAGATTATATTATATGCCCAAAACGATTTATTGTCAAGCCGCTTGTTTAGCTTCCTGCATTTCACTCAGGATGAATTTGGCAACGTTCATTTGCTTGCGAACGTATTCCACAGAGCGGGGACCAGCACCCATTGCCAACATTTCTTGGCAGTCACTCATGATGCCCATGACGACCATTTCCAGACCAGAGAACTTAGCGGTAATACTTTCCATGTACTGAGTACGGATTTCTTGTTCAGACATACCGTAGCACTTAGATTCGAATTCAGTCATTTGTTTCTCCTGTGTTTCAAACTCAATACAAGTATTATAAGCCCAAACCCATTTATTGTCAACCTTTTTTCAGGGCATCAAAAATCATGTTTTGTAGCTGGTGAACATCTTCGTCGGGAACGTAGAAATCAGTCAACGGATCGTAGTATGAACCCTCTTTGGGATCGTAATACAACACTTGACCGTTGGGATAGTGAAACGGACCCTCAAGACCCTTGCGAGGACCGAACTCTTTGTTGTGCTTGAAAACAATATACGACATAAGTATTACCTTTCAATCCATTTTGAAAACACGACGGTTAGAACGATAAGCATTCATTGTTTCGCTGACAGACCAGCGGAATGCTTGCTTAGTCAAATTGTATACATTTTTCACAAGAACCACTGTGAAGAACAGGGGCAACAATGTAAGATTCAAGTAGTACAAAACAGTGTTCATTTCGGTCTTTCTTAATCAATACATGTATTATATGCCCAAAACGATTTGTTGTCAACCTCAGGGAACCAACTTGAACAACGGCACCCACTTCCCGTTTCGGTTCTCACAATACCAAAGAGTGCCTGAAATCTTGTAAGTTTTCATATTAAGCCACGTTCAGTTGAACATTCAGTCCTTCCCAAGTACCAGCGAGACCCACAGCACATTGGTCAGCAACACCCTTACCCGAGCGAGTGAACTCTAATGCGTCCAGTGCCTTTTGTGTTGCGGCATTACATTTCATGAAATCACCAACACCATTGCGAATCTGTTTGGCAGTAGCATAAAAACATGCTGTACCAACGATAACACGAAACTTTTGAGTTTGTTTGAAACGCTTGATGGTCATGTCAGACTCCTTTAATCAATCAATACATGTATTGTATGTCCAAAACGATTTATTGTCAACCTTTGGAAAAGCCCCTTGCGGGGCTTTTGTAGTACTTTAGACTCTACCTTCGTAGTCTGCTCTCACATACCACTCGGGGACATAATCTAGGTTGTTGTGTTCTTTGTTGTAGTCTATAGCCCATTGACGGGCTTCTGCTTCGTTATCAAAATACTTTGTATCCCAATGCTTGCGACCACTAAACCGATCATACTCAGTTAGAACAACTTTGAACAGGGCTTTGTTCAGAGTGACTTGTGCCATTTTATAGTCCTTTCTCGGGGGTTGCTATCTACTGTACTTACAGTATACTACCGAGTCTATTTTTTGTCAACTAAACACAGGCTTGTCGTTGATAAAAAATTCCCTGTCATCTTTGTTGGTCTTGCGCCATCTGCCGGAAATGGTCAACTCATTTTTCGTGTACATGTCTAACAAACTAAGCAATGGATTGTCGTGTGTGAATGATAGCCTATGTAGGTTACTATGTTCATCACTAAACCAATATTCTTTGCGTTTGTTGTATTTTCTACCCACAGTGAGTGACTTAACTAATTTCAAGTTCTTAGAATGTTCTGCTTTGATAGTAATCTCACGATTATATGTACCGTACAACTCATCCAATTGAGTATCGTATTCGTGAAATTCAGGAAGACGATACACCAATGGACACATATCTTCTTTGAAGATTTTACCATCACTGTGAACAAATGTACTTAGGTCTTGTTTGTATCGGGACATTTGGGTTCCCTTTAGTTTCATGACCATAATCTTTTTACTGTAATAGTCTCTGATGACCTGTGCTTGTGCGATATCTTCACCTGACACATGTTTGAGTAATTCACTGTCTAGTAATTTACTGATAGGTGTATAGGTACCGCCATTGGCATGTTGTTTACGTAAACGAAACCAAGCAACACTGAGAGCTAGTAAATCGTTTTCGATTTCATACACTTGATATTTTTTAACATGTGGTTCATGTGACATATTAAAGTCTACAGCATTCAGTGCTGTAATGTTTGCAAACAAGCCAGGTGAACTAGTTCCAGATTGCCCCAAGACAACGTTAGAACTTAGACCAGAGCCAGCGGCGCCGATTGTAATTGAGGGTATAGCCCCGAATGAGTTAGCCAATTGTAATATCTTCCATTCCAGCAGTGCGTAAACGCACGATATGTCCCATCTGCCATTGCTTGGCTTCGAGACCCTTCATAACACCTAACCATTTATTTCTGAGTAATGCCACTTCGTTAACAAGAACTTCCATATCAATTACTTCGTCCTCACCGTCAGTATATTTCTCAGCATCACGGCTAGTCAATGCTCTATTATACGCTTCTAAATATTTTTGAAAATGTTTTCGGCGAATTCTCCTTAATTGAATATTGAGGTAATTCAATACCGCTTCAATTTCTTGTAGCTGATTAAAACGGTGTTCCGTAATACCGGGCAAATTGGCAATGTTCTTTTCAACATTGCCAAAGATTTTGACTTCATTTTTCGCACCTAGAATCTCAGATTCATAGTGCGAAATGAAATCGGGTAGAACACCTAAGTTTTGTGTAACCTTAGTGTACCAAGTCATTTAATTCCATTCATCATCATCGGAATCACAATCGTAATCTTCATCATCATACTCAGGTTCATCCTCGTGTTGCTCAAGATAATCTTTTACCGCAGTGATGATTTCTTTATGGCCCCTAAAGGCTGCTTTGATATCTTCTGCTTCATAGTTGTTATCGATTAGATAATTGACTAATGTATCTGCCGCTTCACTTTTATCGTTGAAATCGATGTGAGGGCTTAGTACCTCCCACATCTCCGTAACTAAATCTAAACTCATTCTGTAACTTCCTCCTCCGGTGTTACAGTACTTATCGTTGGTTTAATTTTTTCAGCATACTCACTCATAACTTTATCAAGACAGCCATCAGTGTTTGATTCCCATGCTTTACGGAACTTCTTAATAATTTCACCATCAAGTGTTGTATAGACTAATGAGTTGCCTTCTTTCTTGACAAGTTCATCTTTCTCAATCATGTCAAGCATACCTGAGTAAGGGTTCATACCTGTTTCGTACGGAATCTTAATCTGAACTGATTCAAATGGTTTCGCATAGCGAGTTTTCATAATCTTACATGCACTGCGAATACCTCGCACATCAGATACTTTGTTACCATCTTCATCTTCTTTCAGCTTCAACTTCTTCATCGCAACAACGATTGAACTTGCGTAAACGAAACCTTGACCACCTGAAATCTTATCATCAGGGTCAAACATATCTTGTGAAGCATATGTGTGGTTAGTAGCAACTAAACCAACGTTATGACTACCGAACATGTTAACGCAGTTACGAACAAGTGCTGTAAGTGCTTTAGGCTTACGACCCATGTCACCTTTCATATCACCTGCTTCAAACTGATTAACGTCAGTAGGTGTCAATAACATACCTAGACTGTCAAGTACAAACAAGACTTTAGGCTTGTCATCGCTTGGCATTGCTTTGTATGACTTCATAAATTCTGAAATTGTTTTAGCTACGTCATCAATCATAGCCATGTTCAATTTCAACAACTTATCTTCGTCTGTTGAAACACCTAGAGCATGTAGCCATGCTTCGTCTAGCGCATTCTCTGTGTCAATTAAGACAACAAAAATACCTTGCTCTTGTGCGTGGCGAACTAAGTTTCCTGAGCAGATGAAACTTTTTCCTGATCCAGATTCTCCGGCAAAGACAGTAACTTTGCCAAGAGGTACGCCTTTATTAAAATCACCGCTAATGAGATAGTTAAGTGCATAATTTCCTGTCGATATCCAGTCTGTAGGATCGTTGAATCCGATCGACAGACCTTCAATACTTTTTGTGATGTCCTTGCGGAACTTGCTAATGTCAAATGGTTTAGCCAATTTTGTCTCCAGTTTGTTTTAAATATAGTCTATCAGCAAACGATACTTTATCAAGTACGTCCGGGCACTTGTCTGCTAATGCATCGATTTCCCAGTCTTGCGGGAAATGTCTTAATGCTCCTCTAGCTCTGTCTCTGATAATACTTGGGACTCTGGGAGTGCGGCCCGGGTCACATAATTCTTCTAATAGTTTTTTACCTTGCTTGAGGGCACGGTAACGTTCGTCTGGTAATGTCATATACTCTCCTTAAGACAAGGGACCGAAGTCCCTTAGTTCTCAATTAAGACTTGTTTTGTCTAGCACGAATCATTGCTAGAATGTCTTGTGCTTTGTCGCTTGATGTTCCTGTAGATTTAGGAACTTCGATTGGAGAACTTGCTTGTTGTGGTTCATCTTCCCAAGGAGCTGTAGAAGTTTCTGCTACGGGTGCTGCCGCGGGCTGAGATGCTTGTGTTGCCTCAGGCTGTTTTGCCGCTGTTGCTCCTGCAGGTGCCTCTAATCCATATGGACGATAGTATGCGCCCCAACGCTCATTGTCGAACGGTTGACCGTCAACACTTGCTTCGAACATTTCTTTGATTACACGTAATTCTGCTTCACCTGGCTTCTTAGGTAAGAAGTCTGCCAAGTTATACAAACCATGTGCTTCAATGGCTGCTTGCTCTGTTTCAGTCAACGCACTTTCTTTACGTGCCCAGTTACTAGTTGAGTAATCAGCATAACCACCCTTACTTGTTTTCTTAACGTTAAAGTCAAGACCACGTAGATAGTCAGTTGGCAATTCTTCCATTTCAGGATCCATCAAACTAGACTTGATGATTGTGAAGATTTGTGGGCTGATGAT